TGGAGCTCGGCTTTCGCTTGGTTGCCGAACGGTCTGGAATTTCAACAAGCGCCATGCGTGAAGGCAAGGACCTCACAGACGACGACTTCCGCAAACTTAAGGCCGCTCAAAACGAAATCCGCCAAGCCCCGCTGTGGGTCGATGACGCTGGTGGTCTTAACATCGGCAGAATGACAGCTAGGGCACGGCGCATTAAGCGCCAGCGCGGGATAGAAGTGCTGTTTATCGACTACCTGCAATTGATGGCCGGTAACTCAAGCAACCGCGTATCTGACGTGACTGAAATCACTACAGGCCTCAAGGCGCTGGCGAAAGATCTGGAAATCCCAATTATCGCGCTCTCCCAGCTATCCCGCAAATGCGAGGAGCGCACAGATAAGCGCCCACAGTTGGCAGACCTGAGAGACAGCGGATCAATCGAGCAAGACGCAGATATCGCGCTCTTTGTGTACCGCGATGAATACTATCTGGATCGCTTAGAACCTAGCGATGCTGGGTCTACAGAGTGGAATGCATGGCACACCAAGAAGGGTGAAGCGGCTGGCAAGGCTGAAATCATCATTGCCAAGCAACGTCATGGTGCATGTGGTCCTGTCCAAATGGCATTTGACGCTAATCTGACCCGTTTCTCAGACCTTACAAAAGCACCACACCCGTCAGTTAGGAGGCACCAATGAAATCGAATGCGTGGTTTCGGATGTACTCCGAATTTCTGACTGATCCAAAAGTTCAGATGTTACCTGAAACGTTTCAGCGTCGTTACATCATGCTGTTGTGCATGCGTTGCAGTAACGGTGATGTAACGTTACAGGACGTTACCGTTGCGTTTCAACTCCGAATTACTGATGACGAGTGGGCAAAAACTAAGGCTGTATTGTTCGCTAAAAATCTCATTGATGAGGACAATAAACCTACTGCTTGGAACGCCCGGCAGTACATCACCGACACGAGCGGTGCAGCCCGTGTTGCCAAGCACCGCAGCAAGCGTAAGGAGATGGGCCTCACCGCTATTGACCACATTCATAAAGACGTTCGTCGGGAAGTCTTTGAAACATGCGATAACGCCTGTGTTTATTGCGATTCAACCGATGATTTAACGCTTGATCACATTGTCCCAACGCGCCGTGGCGGTACTAATTTAGCGGACAATTTGCAGGTCGCTTGCCGGGTCTGTAATTCCGACAAGCGGCACATGACCAGAGAGGAATATTTAGCGTGGCCTGGGCGTGTAACGTTGCGTGTAACGTTACTGAAACGCCCCCAGAATACAGATACAGATACAGAAAAGAAAGAACCCCCTAACCCCCAAGTGGGGGAATTGGCTGCCACGAGAAATGTTCGCTCAAAGCTGGACTATTCGGAAGCATTTGAGAACTTTTGGAAGTCGTACCCGTCACCGGCAGCGAGTTCTAAATCGGTTGCCTGGAAGTTTTGGGCGAAGATGACCGATTGCGAGCGGACGGCGGCGGCTGGTGCTGTGCCAGCCTATTGCGCAATCTTGCGAGCCAAGCCGGATCGCCCTGCATGCCACGCTGCAACGTTCCTGAGCCAACGCCGCTGGGAAAACGTTGGAGTTGCGACGGAAGCGAGCGCCAAATCCAACGATTATTGGTGGAAGGACAAGGCCAAGGTCGCCAGCATGACCATTGATCGGTGGAGGGCTGGGATTGATAAATTCGCCAACGGAAAGTGGCCGATTGAGCACCTTGGTCCGTGGCCAGGGCATCCAAAATGCCTAGTTCCTGACAGCCTGATTAAAGATCTGCATTTGGCCGATAAATACGACACCGCAGGCCAAGCAAAAGGAGAATGGAAAAAGCAGCAAGATCAGAAACATGTGGAGTCAGCGCAATGATTTCTAAGGAAGATGTACAAGCTCTGGCATACTGTTTGAATGCTGTAGATGTTGGCGAATTAGGTGGCAAAAGCTCAAGTGATGCCGCCCGTCAAAAGGTCCGCACGATAGGCGAAGTGATTTACGCGCCTCATGGGTTGCAGGGACTCGACAGAGTTTACCAAGCGTGTGGCCACGACGACGAAGGCAATGTTAATCGGCTGGGTATCGTCATGGACAAGAATTGGGATGGGATCGGTTCATGGCTAGCCTAATATCCATTGGAACGCAGGCGCAATTCATGCGCAGCCTGATCGCCAAATTTGAAAAAACGATGATCCGCCCGCCTAAGGGCTTTCGTGGCGACGGGGCCCATTATGAGCGCGAAATCATGAAAGCCATAGCCAAGAACCTAGAAGCGCAGATGACGGGAGGGGGAGAGTGAGCTACGTACTTTCGCTTTGCGACCGCACCGGCACCATGGTCCGCCCGTGGATTGAGGCTGGATACTATGCCGTAACGGTCGATTTGCAGCCGCAGGAAAACCCACACAGGAACAGGACGCACTTCGTCGCTGACGTGACGAAGCTGGATTTGAAAGAATGGAACCTAGTTAATCCGGTAGTGGTGTTTGGCTTCCCGCCATGCACTCACCTGGCATCGTCAGGCGCTCGCTGGTTCAAGGGCAAAGGGCTTGGAAAAGTTATCGAGGCGTTGCAGATCGTGGAAGCCGTGCGAGACGCCTGCGAAAAGTCAAAAGCGCCTTACATGATTGAAAACCCTGTTGGCACGCTGGCGACCTACTGGCGCAATCCTGACCACACGTTTCATCCAGTTCATTATTCCGGCTATGCGCCAGACCCAACAGCCGACGGGTACACCAAGAAAACATGCCTTTGGACCGGCAACGGCTTTGTAATGCCTGACCGCAAGCCTGGCGTCCCAACGCTAGGTTCGATGATGCACAAGCTACCGCCATCTGATGATCGTGCTGACCTAAGGAGCGCGACGCCCCTTGGCTTTGCTTATGCCGTATTCGCGGCCAATTCAAAACGAGTAGAGATCGCAGCGTGAAGCACAGCGGTATCCAGATCAAGGGCGGATTCAGAGCCAAGGACACTAAGGACGGTCGCGTTGTTCTCGAAAAGATCAAGGGATACGGCCTGAGTTTTACGCAAAAGCTCGCAAAAAAGAAGCGGGCGTCAAAGTCTAAGTATGGGAAGCCTAGAACATGACGCACAGAGTTTTAACTGAGGCCGAAATTGAATTTCGCACCAAACGTGGGATCGCCTCGCATGGGATTTATGAGCGGATGCATGAATTTCTGACGAAGGAGATCGAACCGCACATAAGGCCGGATGGCAAGGTCGATATGGTGCTGGTGAACGACGCGCTTTGTATGCTTGTCGCCAGCGTCAACAATGGAAAAGTCGCTGACTTCGTCACGCAGCTTGAAGGGCTTGCTGAGTTTAGAAAACTTTACCGGAGACCGAACTAATGAACCTTCATATACTCAGCTTTGCAGCAATTCTCGCCTGCCTTGCTGCTCTTTGGGGGATGGATTGATGAGCGTTTTAAAACCAAGCGGCGGGCTTGCCGTGATGGCTGATAGGAGAGAAGCCGTCGATAGCCTCGACTTCTTTCCAACCCCACCATGGGCGACTCGGGCGCTGCTAAAGCACGTCATTGGAGACGTTAGCGGCTGTTCGTGCTGGGAACCGGCTGCTGGTGCCGGTCACATGGCCGATTTGCTGGCGTGAAGGAGGCCGCATGATGCCCACCAAAACATCCGCCGCGATAGCCGACGCCCAAGCCCGCATAGATAACATCATTGCAGCGGGGCATACGCAGTTCATCACGATCCGGGCCGATACGGTGAAAGTTCTGATCGAAGCAGCAAGAGGCTCAAAATGAGCGGACTACGCAGAATTTGCAAACAGTTCGGATCGATCAAGGCGACCGGCGCTGATGGGAAAACCGTGGTTCACGTTTGGGATTACGTTGCCGATGAGCCGTGCCTTCAAAGTGAAATGCCGCACGGATCGAATCGCCACAAGGCCAACGAGCGGGCGAAAATGGCGAAAATGAAAGCCGAACTCGAAGCAGCAAGGGCAAAGCAATGACCAACGTAGAAAAACTCGCCAGCGCTGAAACCGCTAGTTCGGTTCTTGCTAATTCATCATCAAAAAAGCTGACCACCCTTATTGTGATTGGATGGAAGCCAGATGGTGACATGTTCATGGATAGTAACTGCGAAACCAGAGAGGCGCTATTTCTGCTTGAAGCGACTAAACACAAACTGATGACTAACGCAGTCCCGTAAAGCGTGCCCACCCCACCAAGAAAGGACACGCCGATGAATACCGCCCCCTGGTTCGTGCTTGTCGCGACACCCCAGCTTGAATTCAAAGCTGAAAGCGCCATCCGTGAGCGTGGCTATTCGGCTGTTGTCCCTTTCGAGGAAAAGGAATTGCGCGCGCAATTCAGCCGCAAGCTGAATGCCGTCCCTGAGCCAAAATTCCGCAAAATGCCGCTTTTTAGGGGTTACACCATCGTCCAGGCCGAACATCAGGACGACATTGGGCAACTGCTCTACCAGATGAGCCGCGCACCTCGACGCCTCGTCTCCAACGTGCTACGCTATGATGGCAAATACGGCCCTCCCAGCCCGCTCCCGCCCCAGTGCATGGAATACCTCAACGAAATCTCAGGACGCCGCGTGCGGTCAAATTTGGAGATTGCGCCGCTCAAGATCGGTGACGTTGCTCGGATTGCCTCGGAACACGCATTCGCAGGCCAGCAATCGACGATGATTTCCAAGACCAAGACCGGCGCAAAGATGCTGATCGAGGTGCTCGCCTCAATGCGCGTTGTGGAAATTCAGGATCGGTATCTGCAACGGGTTGAAATTGCCCCGCAAATCAGGCAGAGTGCTTGAAAGGTGTATCGTTGTGCGGTCCAGTAGACCCGACGAACCCGGCTGACGGTGAGGCAAAAGTAGCCTGTGATCCGATGTTTTCAGCACGATGGAGGCGTGTGCCTCAAATACATAGGTGGATAACTTGAGGCCAAGCGCCGATGACATTGGCTCATATCTTAGCTATGATCCTATATCTGGTAATCTGACTTGGATAAAACAGCGCGGGACGATACGCGTTGGACACGTCGTCCAAACAGTGGAGACCGGTGGATATTTCGTAGTCAGGTTTAGAGGCGTCTTATACTGCGCTCACGTAATCGCGTGGCTTCTGCACAGCGGCGTCTGGCCCGAGCGGAGCATCGATCATATCGATGGCAACAAGCAAAACAACGCTCTGAATAATCTTAGGCCAGCTTCGTTTTCGCAAAATATGCGGAACAGGGGCAAGAACAGGTCGAACACTTCCGGGCTTAAAGGTGTTTGGCAAAAGAAGTCTAAGCCATCAGTTTGGTTTGCCACTATTACATCTGGCGGAAAATGTGTTTGGCTTGGAACGTTTAAGTCTAAGGCCGATGCGCACGATGCGTATGTGCAAGCAGCTACGAAATTGCACGGCGATTTTGCTAATGTAGGCTAAGAATTACGGCCCCGCTCTAGCACGCGAAACTGCGACAGAGCAGGGCCGTTTTACATACGCGAACATACACACGAACTCCGCTGGTTTTTCGCACACGCGCCCGAACACCTGACTGTTCGCGGCCAACACACACTGCAACCAACCAGCGGTTTTAAACTCACTGCCCAAATCATTAGCCCCAACACATGGCCGATTTAGGGCGCATCGCTGAACAAAACAGCAGGAACGCATGACCGAACTCAACAAGGCGCGCGGCTACATTCGTCCTATTGCTGGTATCGTCGGTATTTTCTTCGCCGCGTGCGCTCTGCTTAAGCCATTTATCGCGATCCGCATGGCAACGAGTGTCACCGAATTGGCCCTTGTCGCCATCGCTCTACTCGTCATCTAACCAGTTCCGCGTCCCTGATCCTGACCATCGGAGGACACCATGCGATCTTTCCTTTCAAAATTCATGGACGGCTACACGACCACCGGCAAGTTTTGGCTTGCCCTTGGTGCGTTCGCTCTCATCGTTGACGCTGCCATCAGCTACAAGTACGGCGTCACTCTGACCTGGCTTTACGGCGTCGGCTTCGCGCTGGTTGCCGTATTCTTCGCGCTCCTGCCCGATGCAGTGTACAGCGAAGTTGAAAACCGTCGCTTTGCCAGTGGCATCGTTTTGGCTGGCCTCTGCATTCCGCTTGGACTTGTCGCGCTCTACTCGCACCTTGGCTATGGTTCCAGCATTCGCGTCGGTGACGTCCAGCAAGCATCGGTGCAGAACGCCAAGTACGACGACGGTCGCAGCACCGTTGTTGAACTCAAGGACAAGATCAAGCTCTTGGAGGCCAACACGAAGCGCCTCGACGCTGACATGGACAAGTTGATTGGTGCAAAGGTTGGCCCCGATGGTTGGTCCATGACTGTCGCGCCAGCTTCGCCTGAGACGCTTGATGGTCCAATCGCCGCTAAACAGCTTGAGGTTGCCAATGAGTCCAAGCGCAACGGCTGCAAAGCCAAGTGTGAGGCACGCACCAACGAACTCGCACACCTTCAATCGCTTCGCGCAACGGCTGTGAAGATTGCCGAAAACCAAAAACAGTACAACGCCACGCTGGAAGCGCTCGCCAACAGCCGCAACGCTTCTGCCGCCGTCGAATACAAGTCATCGGCAGTCGTCAACCAAACCAACGTCGCCGCTCAACTGTTCCTCGCCATGAGCGGCGCAACGCCTGAGAAGTCGATTGATCCTGACAAAGTGACATTCAGCTTCGTCAACATTTTCATCGCTGGCGCTGGCTCGCTCGCCTTCATGATCATGGCACCTGTTGGGTTCTTTGTTGCTGGCCGTAACCGCATCAAAGAGCGCTCAAGCGCTTACGACTACACCCCAGCAAGCCCAAGCCTTCCAAAGCTGCCAGCGCCACAGCACATCCACACGCGCGAAGTCGTCAAAACCGATAACGGATTTGCCGCTCGGGCCGTTGCTGCTCTAGACGATCCAAAGCTTCGCAACGCCATCGAAAGCCTGAGAGGGTTTAAAGCCGCATGAGCATGCCAGCGCCTAACCCAGCCGGTGGCTCGTTTATTCCTGCCCCGGCTGCAATCAAAAAGGTTGAACGCGACAACTGGCACGGCCTCAACAACACCAGCCTCGAAGTGCTCAAACTCGCTGTTGAAATGAACAAAGGCCAGACTATTTCAGCCGAAAATCTGGTAGAGTACGCTCAGAAACTCTACAAATGGACGACCGAATACGACGCTGGAGAAAGCGGACCTTGACCTGGGATGATGTCATTCCGCATCACATTGCGAGCAAGCAAAAAGCATGGGAGCGCCGTTGTTCTATTCTTCGTGCCGTAGATGATGGCGCGTCGCAGGCTGATATTTCGCGGTCAATTGGGATTTCACAGTATAGAGTGCACTGCCTTGTACAGATGGCTAGGCGCGACAAGAAATTCAATGTGGCACCACCAGTGATAGAATGGTGGTCAAACTCTGACGAGTTCATGGTTTGCAAACTTAGTAAAAAACGATTAGCGCGGTTGATGTTGAGTGTGGAAAGTGATCCCGCGTGAAAGGCCAGCCCACATACGTCCAGATCGGCGTGACTGAAACCGGCACAGCAATCTATCGCAAGACCTCAACTCTTGCTGAGGAAATGGTTGCAGACATCGTTGAAGCTGTAGAGCGCAAGTCATCGAAAAAGCCGCCAGTGGTGCCAGTGGCAAAGCACCAAGCCGCACCGCACGTCGCGCTGGTTCCGCCGCAACTGACTAAGACAGCCAATGGCACAGTTCTCATCGTCACCAAGCCAACAGGCGTCAAGGTTCACGCCGTCTTGCCACCAGATGCCAGTAGCGACTTGATCAACTTCGCAGCCGAAACGCTGCTTCGTGTCAAAGCAGATCGCATCCCGACAGATTGGGCTAAGATCGCGAAGTTAGGGAAGTAAAAATGTTTGATCCAGTTGCATTAGGCATGGCGTGGTTCGCAGGTTTTATGACAAGTTATGGGGTGCTAGTGCTTGCCATGGCCACGTTCTTTTCCATTGGCGTTTCAGCATTTATATATGCAGTGCTCCCATGAAGAGTGCGCCACACACATCATTCCATGGAGGCTCCAAAATCAGAGTGGTGCTCACGTCTGGTAAGGTCATCATCACGAAGTTCATCGAAAAAACTTCTAATAGGTTCATCACCACGGCAGACGGCAAGATCGCAGCAAAAGACATCAGCTCGGCGTCGTATTACAAGCCGCTACCGCACGAACGGTAGAAAACCATTCCACCAAGTGCCAAAAATAACGGCTTGGCACCCCACACTCTGAAATAATATTCCATCAATCAGACCTCACCGGCAAGCCGGATGCTCTGGAAGGACAAACGCCAGTGACGGATATTCACGTTGCCATGGATTTGGGATGCGCCGACGCCGTGACTGGAGCGATCTGGTCTTATGAAGGCGGTAAAGCAACAAATGCGAAAGGCTTCACGTTTCAGGCGCTTACCGTCAAGCAGGTAGCTGAACAGCTAATGGCTATGGGTAACGTAAAGACATGCGTTCTGTCTGAGGACACCAAGACTAAGGCGTGGGGATCAAGCAAGTCCCTGTTCGACACGCTGAAAGAAATAGTCCCGCAATGGACTATTGGCACTGTCTCTTCCCCAGTTCTTGGCAAGCTGGTGAGCGCATGACTGCCCAAGCCGCACCAATGGCTAAAGTAGAGGAAAACAGCCAAAAACGCACACGAGGCGGCGCTAAGAAGGGCGAACGCCGTGGTGGCCGTCAGAAGGGCACGCCCAACAAAACGACCGGCGAACTCAAGGATATGATCCTTCAGGCTCTCGCAAACGAAGGCGGCGTAAAGTACCTACGCCAAGTAGCCAAAGAAGACATGAGGGCGTTTTGCTCATTGATTGGCCGCGTGCTTCCGTTGACAGTCGCAGGCGATCCCGACAATCCAGTCGAGACGCACAACGTCATAGAATACCGCGTTGTCCGTTCTCAGGGTTGATGTCCCCGAAAAGTTAGAGCCGCTTTTGTACCCGGCTCGCTATAAGGGCGCACATGGTGGACGAGGCGGGGCTAAGTCTCACTTCTTTGGTGAGCAGGCCGTTCTCAAGACCTTCGAAGGCAAGCGCGTTGTTTGCATCCGCGAAGTCCAGAACTCCATTAAGGATTCGGTTAAGCAGCTCGTTGAAAGTAAGATCGCCAAGCTAGGGCTTCAATCCAAGTTTGAGGTTCTTCGCGATGAAGTCAGAGGCCCACGCGGCGGTCTGATGGTCTTTCGAGGGATGCAGGATTATAACGCGGACAACATCAAGTCGCTTGAAGGGTTCGACGTTGCGTGGGTTGAGGAAGCGCAAAGCATATCGGCCCGCAGTTGGCGGTTACTTCGCCCAACGATCAGAAAGCCTGAATCCGAGATTTGGTGCAGTTGGAACCCTCGTTGGGATACGGACCCGGTAGACGAGTTCTTCCGAGGCGCGAACAAGCCCAAGGATGCGGTTTGCGTCGAAATCAATTGGCGCGATAACCCTTGGTTCCCTGGCGTTCTCAAAGACGAAATGGATCGCGACTTTTCCGCTGATCCCGAGATGGCCGAACACGTATGGAACGGCGGCTATGAGATCGTTTCTGAGGGCGCTTACTACGCTCGATTGTTAGCCCAAGCGGAGAAGGAAGGCCGAATAGGTCACTTCCCGCACGATCCGCGCCGCAAGGTCTTTACGAGTTGGGACTTAGGAATATCGGACTACACGACGGTTTGGTTCTTCCAGCACGACGGCACCTACGTAAACGTCATCGACTACTACGAAACCAACGGCGACGGCTTTGATGATGTGGTTGGGTATGCACTGCCTGAGCAGTTTATCCCGCCGCCGCTAGAGCATAAGTTTGACGGCTGGTCACAGCCAATGGCTATGGAGCGCCTAGGGCGAACAGAACCGTTCCGCTATGAAAAGCACTTCCTTCCACACGACGTTCGCGTTCGTGAGCAAGGCGCGGGCGGGCGACATAGGCACCAAATCTTGGATGCGCTCGGCTTGAAGCCCTTGGCTAAGGGCGTGCCAGACCGCAACGACAACCGCATTCCGGCAGTGCGTTCGATGCTGCCAATCACGAGGTTCCACAATACGCCGCGCGTTCAGGCAGGTTTAAAGCGCCTTCGCCGGTTCCGCCGCAAGTTCAACGATGCGCTCGGAACCTACACGACGCCGATCCACGATGAAGCCTCGCACGCGTCCGACAGCTTTGGTGAGTTCGCGGTCAACTGCCCTATCAAGATCGAAGTGCCCAAGGTCGTGAATAAACCCGCCCGAGACTACGGCTTCGAGATCGGCCACGGCGGCGCACTCATTCCGTCTATGGACATCGACCAAATCATCAAAATGCAACGCCGCTTAAAGGAACTCTGAGCGCTTGAGCCACGACTACGCCTCTATCGATAGCGACGAGCAAGCACTCGGCACCGGCAAGACACAGGTTGAGCTGTGGCTGTCGAAGATTGAGCTTGCGCGCGAAGAGGAAAAGGATTGGCGCACGTCGGCTGAGAAGGCCGTCAAGATTTACAACGGCAAAGAAAAAACCGCGTTCAACATTTTCTTCTCGAATATCGAGACGATTGTTCCGGCGCTGTATTCGGCTACGCCCAAGGTTGACATTCGCCGCCGTTTCCAAGACGAGGCTGAACTTGACCGGATGAACGCGCTAAATGGCGCGCAACCGGCGCAACAGCCAGTTCCAGGCGCTGCACCCGTTAACGACCGTCAACCATCGCGCATCGCAGCTCAAGTGCTTGAGCGTGCGTTGACCGCGACACTCGACATGATCGCGTTTGACGACATCATGCTTGAGGCCGTCCGTAGCCACAAGACCCCAGGTCGCGGCGCTGTTCGCGTTCGCTATCAGCCGTTTCACGATCAGCAGAACATGCAGACGGACCCGACAACGGGTGAGCATTTCGCGCCATTGGTCCATGAAGAGTGCTACCCTGAGAACGTCCCTTACAACCGATACATTCGCGGCCCCGCCAATACGTGGTCGGCAATGCCGTTTGAGGCATACGAGCACGATCTAAAGCGCGAAGAGGTCCAGCGCCTTGTTGAGCGCTCGATTGCAACGGCAACGCATGATCCGAATGCGCCAGTGGTGCCAGTGGTGCCAGTGGCAGACCCCAAGGCTGCCCTTGAAGAGCGGATGAAGAAGTTTTCGTTTGGCACCAAGCGGACTGACATCACCGAAACAAAGGACGGCAAGCCAGCACGCGGCGTTTACAACACGATCAAGGTTTATGAGATTTGGGACAAGGCTTCACGGTCTTGCTTCTTCATCTCGGACCAAGACAAGACGCAGCCGCTGTTGGTTGAACCTGATCCTCTAAAGTTGCGGGACTTCTTTCCCGGCGAAGTGATCCAGCAATCAGAAGTCGGCTCACTGGTCCCGATTTGCCCCTATGAAATCTGCAAGCCGCTCATGCAAGAGCTTGAGCGTGTCACCAAGCGCATCACGGCCCTTACCAATCAGTTGCAGGTCAAAGGGGTTGCGAACGGCGCGGCAATGCCAGACATCGCGCGCCTCAAGGATATGTCAGACGGTGAGTTCGTCGCGGCTGAGGACGTGTCCGAGTTCTTAAAGGGTGGCGGTGCCAACTTTGAAAAAGCCGTCATGTGGTGGCCGATTGAGCGGATCGTTGCCGTTCTTGACGCGCTGTATAAGCACCGCGAAGCGATCAAACAGACCATTTTTGAGCAGACCGGCATATCTGACATTTTGCGCGGTGCGACGAACCCGAACGAAACCCTAGGCGCTCAAGACATCAAGGCGACATGGGGAAGCCAGCGCGTTCGGCGTGAGCAAGCCCAAGTACAGATGTTCATCCGCAACATCATCCGCAAGCTGGCTGACATTCTGAGTAGCAAGTTCCAAGTTTCAACGCTGGTCGCAATGACCAACATTCAGTTCCAAGAGGGTGACGAGGTCGCGAAAATCCTGCGATCCCCAATGCTGGATTACATCATCGACATTGAGACGGACAGCACGATTGCCGCCGACGTGAAGCGAGACTTGGGCCAGATGGCCCAGTTTACGAACTCGGCTGGTGCGATGCTTCAAGCGATGATGACAGCGGCTCCGATTGCCCCGCAGTTCATGCCTGCACTGACCACGGTATTTACCGGCATGTGCCGCAAGGCGAAACTCGGCAAGGATGCTGAGGATGCACTAGACGGCATGATCGACGCCGCCCGTCAGATGGCGCAGCAAGCTCAACAGGCACAGCAGCCCGACCCTGCCCAGCAACAGGCTGAGCAGAAAGCAGCCGATGCGGAAAGCGCCAAGAGCGAAGCCGTGAAGGTCAAGGCCGACGCCGATAAGTTCAAGGCTCAAGCTTCAATCGAAGTTGCCCAGCTCAAGAGCCAACAGGCCCGTTCGCAAGTCGGCAACGTCCAAGGCTCGCCATTTCCGCCACAGCTAGAAGAGGTGCTGAATTGACCGAACGGTGTATCCGCATCGAGAACCACGTCGCGTTCGGCAACCGGTTCGAAGGCATCTACGGCGCGAAGTTCCAAGGCTCTGGGTGGTATCACAAGGACGGACGCAAGCGAGATGAGGCCCCGTCATATGTCTGGGTAGGATCGAAGGAGCATTTTGCAAAGCGGTTCCCCCAGCCATCGCCGGACGCCAGTTTTGAGGAACCCGGCCACTACAACGCCGCGACCGGCTACCGTCGCCAGATTGACCAGCATGAAGAAATCAAGTGCCCGATGATCATCCGGGACGTTCCCGAGCATCAGCACCCATCCGGCAAGTGGATTAGCTCACGCTCCCACCAGCGCGAAGAGGCCAAGAAGACCGGCAAAATCTCTTGGGAGCGCGTCAACCCTAAACGCGAGAAGGGGTTCGCCAACGATGCGTTTTGCAAGAAGCGCGGCTTGAAGCCCTCCGACAACGTGAAGTCATACCTCGATAGCGAGAAAAAGACCCGTGACGCCAAGCTCAAGCCGATGACGCTCAACGGCGTGCCGCTCCATCAACTTAAATTTGCAGACGGAAAGGGCCTTTAAGAATGATCCGAAACGTGAACGAAGCCGATTGGATGCTTGCTCGCTCAACCAAGCGCACGCGCTACATGCGCAACGGGAACATTACAGTGCCAATTCCCGCAACCGATGGAGAGACGCCGGCGTCAATGCGGGCCAGCGCCGACTCTGCGTGGCGGCAACGATGGCATGATTTGCAGGCTGAACACCGTAAATACCTCAGCCGATTTTTACCAGGAGCCGTTCGATGAGCCTCGAAGACAACCAGACCGCAGATACATCTGCCGCCACTGGTGCCACTGGCAGCGAGCCGGTTGTATCCACCGAACCAACGGAACGGGTAGAGACAACCCACCCGGCAGAGCCTGCCGTTGGATCGAAAGAGGCTGGACTTGCCGCTGCTAAGGCTGCGTTTGATAAGCACCTCGACACGCCGAAAGGTACCGCCACTGGTGCCATTAGCGATAAGGCACGCGGTCCAGATGGCAAGTTCGCGCCTAAGGCTGGTGATGCAACACAGGCCGTTGACCCAACAGAACCAATCACTGCCACTGGTGCCAATGGCGATCCTCAAAAGCCACTGGCAGTCGATGTGCCAAACTATCTCCCAGCTCGCATTCGGGAGGATTGGGCCAAGGCCCCCGAAAGCGTCCGCCAGTATCACCAGCAACGCGAAGCACAGGCACATGACCAGATCAGCCATCAGGGACGCCAGATCGCAGCGCTTCGCCCTCTTGCCGAAGCGACGACCGCTTATTCTGACTATTTCCAACGCGACGGCGTTGATCCTGCAACTGGCATCCGCAATGCTATGGAGTGGGTTGGTCTTGCCCAGAAAGACCCGGCGACGTTCCTCAGATCGTTTGCCGAACGCAACAGCATTGATCTTGTGTCGCTGATCACCGATCCTGAGACGCATCAGCAACGCAGCCAGCAGACGTTCCTAGAGCAGCGGCTTGAGAGCATGGAGCGCGAACTTCGCGCCCGCGATGCTCAAGCTGCGCAACAGCAGAATTACCAGCAAGAGCAGCAGATCAGCTCTTTGACCAACACCGTCGAAAGCTTCGCGGCATCCGCGCCGGATTTCGATTTGTTGTCTCCCCAAATTACCGCGTTGATCCCTGCCATTCGGGCAGCCTCCCCGCACTTGTCGCAAGTTGATATCCTTAAAGATGCTTATGAGCGCGCCAGATGGGCCGATCCCGTCACCCGCAATAAGCTGGAAGCAGAGCGCAAGGCGGCTGACGACCGAAACCGGATCGAAGCCCAGAAGAAAGCCGCAGCCGCCGCAAGGTCCGCCAGCGCAATCAACGTCACAAGTGCCCCCGGCAATTCACCCGCAATCTATGCCGACGCCAAGGCCGCAGCAGCGGCAGCTTGGGAACGCGGCATGTCCAAATAATAGGAACACCGAATGGCTATCAACGAGGCATTCGATGAAGTCACGGCGTCTACTTTTGCGAACCGCAAAGGCACGCCAACCGACAACATCACGGGCATGAATGCCCTATACAACCACTTCAAGAAAAAGAAGCGGATCACTGAGGACGTATCGGGCGGATCGCGCTTTGAACGCCCCGTGATCCTGATGCCGAACACCACGGTCGGGAACTATTCGGGCCTTGGCGCACACAACATTGACGAAGGCGAGAACTTCTCGAACCTCAACGTCGATTGGTCGAAAAAATACATGTACGTCATCATCTCCGGTGACGAAATGCGCCAGAATAAGGGGCATGAAAAGGCTTACTCGCTGGTGGACGCCAAGATCACGGCGGGCGAAGCCTCGATTGCCAACCACATGTCTGCCGAAGTCTATTCGGATGGCACCGTGGTTGATGGCATGATGGGTCTGCAGGCTTGGATTCAGGCAAACGGCGCGGGAACGGTCGGAGGCATCAACTCTGCCCTCTACACCAACTGGCAGAACAAGTACCTCGAAATGTCAGGTACTGACGCTTGGCAGGCCAATATCCGCAAGGAGTTCAACAAGGCGTTCTTGCTGGCCTCCTACAACGCGACTTCGCCCGATCTGATCGTGGCGTCGAACGACGTTTACAACGCCTACGAAGACACCATCCAGCAGCAAATTCGCTACATGGACAGTCAAAAGGCGGACGGCGCTCAGGAGAACGTGGCCTACAAAGGCGCTGACGTGATCCACGATGTGAACGTCAACTTCGCTGGCGCTGCTGAGCGTGCCTACATGCTCACGACCAAGAATTGGGAACTGTGCGAGCTTTCCGAGCTCAAGTGGAAAAAGCAGCCCTACAAGACGCCAGTCAACGCGGATGGGATTGTGATCCCGTTCCTGTGGGCGGGCCAACAGCTCACGACTTCGCGCCGTACCAACTGCCTGCTGCTCGACGCGGCATAATAGGGGAGAACTGACACATGCCTTCTTTTGGTTCATTCGGCAAAGTCGGGTTCTCTGCAACCCGCCGCAGCCTCAAGGCCCGTCACAATCTCAAAGAGGTTGCGATTGCCAACGATGGGGCTGTCTACGCCTACGGCAAAGCATCCGCTGCCATCGTGGCCGATGCTGCCTGCACCTACAACGCCTCGACGGGTGCCATTACGGCAACGGCTGGCGCTGCAACGGCGGACGGGGCTGCGTTTGCTGCCAACGAGTACGGGTTTGTCAAGCTTGACAGCCTGATCACCGACGCCATCGCATAAGGACACACAGCACATGCAGGCCCATCAAAATGGAAAAGTGTACGCAGCCCCTCCTTCGGCGGCATTGCCGAAGGGGATTCAGGTCGATCTGCGTGTTGAAGGCTTTGCCGAGAGGGTGAAAACTCTCTCGGATGGCACTCAAAAGACCATCATCGATGTGACCTATGGCCTTCCTGGCCGTTCGTCGTATCTCTCCATCACGTCGCCGGTTGATGATATTCTGTTCGATCTTGGAAACCTTGACCCTGGCAACCTTCCGCAGGCCGTGGCTCACGCAAAACAGAACATCATCCGTTCGGCTTATGAATCGTGGCTCGCTAAGTCGGGCCGTCCGGTCCAAGGCACGCCGCTTGCTGAATGGGGCGCGATTGGCGCTCTTGAACAGCAGATTTTGCGGGCGGCTGGATTTCAGACGGTTGAAGAATTGGGCCGCGCTTCTGACAGCCGCATGGGCCGCGTTCAGCTTCCCAACGCTAAGGGATTGCGCGACCTCGCCCAACGCGAAATGGCATCCGGCAACGGTGCCCGGTTGACGATGGTGGAGCGGGAGCAAGCCGAAACCAACCGCAAGCAGCAAGACCAGATCGAAGAACTCAAGGCGATGGTTGCCCAGCTTCTCGCCAACGCGACGGCGAATGCCACTGGCACCACTGGCGACGAACCCAAGGCAAAACGCCCATACACCCGCCGCTATGTTGAGGAAGTGGAAGCCGCAGAGTGAACATTCTCGACCTTGCGCGCCAAATCTCTGACGAATTAGCCCTAACCCGGCCTGTCACGCTGTTTGGTTCGCACAACGAAGGCGACACGACCGATATTAAGTTTCGTGTTGCCTTCACTAAGGTCATCAATCACCTTGCCGGTGCTTATGCATGGGGCGTGCTCAAAGAGCGCGTGCAGTTGCAGGCATCGGCAGGTGTTCCGCTTCCCATGCCTGCCGACTTCAAGCGGCTGGTGCCTGATACGATCTACGATGTGAACGCGCGCCGGTTGCTGGTGCCTGTTTCGCCATCCCAACACACGCAAATGCTGCGCTATCCAGGGATTGGCTTGTGGCGATACTACCTCACCGGCAAGGTGATGCGATTTGCGCCTACCTATGCGCCGCTCGTCTCTTTTGAGTACGTGACGAAGAACGTCGGCACCAACGCAGCCGGTGCCAAGATCATGGCGTTTACAGCGGATAGCGACACGCCGATTTTTGACGACGATCTGATGCTTCGTGGCCTTGCGTGGGCGATGCGGGAGACGGAACGCCTCGATAGCGCGGCTGAATTCCAACTGTTCCAGCACACGATTGCCGACGCCATCAAAATGGACAACGGCGGTCATGTGGTTCGGTCGATGGACGTACCGGCAATGCTTGAGCCGCCACTTCCAACCGTTACAGGGTGGCAGTTCTGATGTTGCCGGTGTCGAAAAGCGCCACGATCACCCAAGCGGATCAGCGCACGATCCCGTTTCCCGTCAAGGGGTGGGTCACGAACGCGCCGATTACTGGAATGCCACCAGACAGCGCCCTACGGCTGCAAAACTGGATTGTGCGGCCTGATGGTCTGCATTTGCGCGACGGTCTGGCCAAACATGTTACTGGCATCGGCGGTGCGATCAAATCGCTGATCCCGTTCGGGTCGAAGTTGTTTGCAGGCTATGGCGGCTCGCTTCTTGACGTTTCGACGGCGACCGACTTTCCCGCCGCGCCGCTGTTCAGCATGCACGCCGACGATTGGCAGGGCGTGACGCTAGCGAACGATGGCGGGCCTCGCCTTGTCGTCATGAACTCATCCCCACTCGATAGCGCCCATTGGTATGATGGCGCGACATGGCGTGGTTGCGATATTACCGGCGTCGATGGCCGCAACCTGATTTGTCCGTTGCATCATGTGCGCCGGTTGTTCGCAATCGAGCGCGAAACGGCAACGGTCTGGTATCTGCCGCCTAAGTCAGTCCAGGGTAAGGCTGCACCTATCTTCTTTGCCCCGCACTTGACCAAGGGCGGCAACCTCGTTGCCATCGCAGCAATTAGCGGGGATGCCTCAAAAGACGCCCAAGACCAGCTTGTTGCGGTTTCTGCGAATGGTGAGGTTGTCATTTATGCCGGTAACGATCCTGACAATGCGCAAACGTGGCAGCACGTTGGAACGTGGTCGGTTCCGAAGCTTGTAGGGGCAAAACCATTCATTCAAATGGGTGGAAGCCTTGGCCTCATGACGGTTGATGGTCTGATTGACGTTCCGGGCGGCTTGCCCAATCCCGATGCAAAGAAGGTGATCGCAGCCCATACAACGCCGATCTATCAGGCTTGGTTTGATGCGGTCGCATCCCGTGCCACTGGCGAAATCTGGGAAGGTGTTGACGTTCTAGGCGCTGGCCTCATGGTCATCAACTGCACCCGTGGCAACCAACCAGCGCGGCAACTCGTGTTGTGCAACAACGCATGGTCGGAATTTACCGGGATCGACGCGACAAGCGTTGCCCAAACGACGGACGGGCTGTTTTTCGGCATGAACGATGGCACGGTGGTGAAGTACACCGGAAACACCGACTACGACGCTGAAAACGACACAGAGGTTCCGGTTCGTGGTGTTGTTGCCCACGCCTACAACAAGCTCGGCTCTGCAAACCGAAAGTTCGCAACCCGTGGGCGGCTCCAGATGACGGCACCCCAGCCTTACCGGGCCTATACGCGGCTCATTTCGGACTACCGCGCAACATCAACCGACGTTGCCGCCCGCTGGATTGCTAACCGGCATTGGTACTGGGATGAAATCTCATGGCCGATGCAGCCCGCAGACTGGGAACGTGAAAGCACGCCAGCACAGCGCCAATGGCGGTCGATGACGGGAAGCGGGCAAAACTTTTCGCTGTTGCTCGCGGTCGCTGCAAACTGCCCGGTCATCTACACCGGCACAGACATCATGTTCCAAAAGGGAGGCCCGCTTTGATCGTGAAGGCGGGACCGTTTTGGTCTTGGGTGCTCAAGTCGCTTGGTGGGGTTGGCATCGCGATGCCTTGGGGCGTTGCGTACATACTACCAGATTATTTTGACGACGAAAGCGTTCACGTCCACGAGCGCGAACACCTTGACCAGATTAAGCGGCTCGGCCCGGTTTGGTTCACACTCAAATATCTCGGCTTGCTGTGCTGGTATGGCTACGGCATGCACCCGATGGAAGTCGAAGCCCGTCAGCGCGAAATTTACGGCGTAACCCCGCGCATGTTGAAAGAACGAAAGGGAGCGCAGCCTTGAGCGAAGACACCTCACCAGCCAAACCACAACCCGCCGTTATCGACGGTGTTCTCTACGGCATGGACGCTGAAATTGCTGTGTGGGTCAACGAGCGCATGGGCGGCGGTATCGTGCCAACGCTGTTCGTGGGGTTTGGCATCCTCAAAGAGCAAGCCCCTGAGAACTTCCGCAAGCAAGACGGCCAACTCGACATTCTCGCAGGCTGCTACTTCTACAACTGGCAGAAAGAGAACGACGTTTCAGACATTCACGTCTGCGTTGCCGTCGATAACATCGCATCGGCCCATCCGACGACGCTTCGCAAGGTTCTCGATTATCCATTCGGACAGCTCAAAGTTCGCCGGATCACGGCAGAGATCGAAATGAGCAACGAGCGGTCGGTCCGCAGCGCGCAGAAGCTCGGGTTCCAACTCGAAGGCCGTAAGCGCTTTATGGCAGCGGGTGGCGGTGATGTGGGGGTGTTCGGCCTCTATCCAGAGACGTGCCCACTCTGGAAGCAGGAAGCGGCATAAATGGCCGATTATCGCGCCATAGCCGGTGTTTTGAACGGGCAAGAGCCGACGTTCGGGCAACCCGCGCAGAAAACAAAGCCAACGTACCCCGGCGTTGTTCAGGCGCTGGAACCTGATGCGTTTGAACGCCAGTATCAGGGCAACCAAGCCAACGGCCCAAAACCGGGTGGCGGGATACCGCAGGCGTGGTCAAATCTCACGACGCCGGTTGGCAACGACACGGGCTTGTTCACGTAGGCACAAAAGGGCATTTTAGGCGCAACGGGCCTCAATCCGGAGGCTGGCGACGAACAGCGCAACAGCCCGAGCCTTGGCGGCATGGCTCACAACACGATGGCGGGCCTGCTGCGTATGCCGCAGGAGGTGTACGGCGCTGCGGATCGGCTGCATCAGGCGACGACGGGCTATGGCATCACCGGCACGCCTGCTACGGCACACGCTCCGCGCGATGGCGAGCTTGGCGGATACAATGCGCTCCCTGATACGCTCAACGTTGCGGGCACGCTGCCGATGGGCGGGCTGTTGTCGGCTGGTGTGCGCGGTGGGGAAAGTGTCGGGATGGCGGGGGGCAAACTCACGCACGGCGGCAACGGCCCACAGATGAGCGTGGAGCCTTTTGACCTTACCAAACGCATTGCAGCCAACGCCAAGAATGACCCGGCGACAGCAATCGAGCAGCCAATTCGCGATGCAATTTTGCGCGGCGCAACAAATCGGCAGATCATAGACGCGGCTGAGCCGTTGATTGAAAAGCTTCGCGACCAGTACGGCGTTGCTATCATGAACAGCAATTCAAAGGACCCCGCTGTTTTTGGGCAGTGGCTCCTGAATTTACACAAGGGCGTAACGTCAGAGCCAATGCCGCCGACCCGGCCATTCACGACGTTTGGAGCCTATGCAGATCACCCAGAGCTAGCGCGTTTTAACGACGCGTACGGTGATAACTCGGGGCTGGGTATTCCATACGCCGCTGGACCTGATGAGATCAGTGCGCTCTACCGCAAAACGATGGCAGATTACAACGCGGAAACAGAACTACGGCGCACAGAGAATGTCAGGAGCACATCGGCCAACAACATGGAGTTGCCGCGCCCGGTTGAGGTTCAGTCACGGTCGTTCAATGATGCGCGATTGCTGGATGATCCGTCTGTCAGGTTTAGCGACAACGATCTATTCACCAACCCCGGCGACAAATCCACTGTCGGCGTGTTCGGCGCATTAACCAGCGAACATGGCGGCCCGCAGATGAGCACGGGGGCGGTTCCGGATGGACCAAGCCAATTGACGCAACATCCTAAAAATGTTAATATAAAGAACAAGCATGAAGTTGGCTTCGCACCAATACGGTTAAGAGAAAGACCTTTCAGTGACGACTACAAAAACGCACTTGAAGGCGCGCGAGGAAGCATCCTTACGCATGACATTGATGGGAGGCCACTCACGGCCCCATACGTCGCAGGAAGACGCACTTTCGGCGGCGCAAACGAACCTCTATCCCCAGATGACATCAGCGGATTACTTGGAAGACTTGGGATACAATCTCATTCCGCACCAGAGGGCCGCGTTGACCCTGGACGACCAGGCGCTGTTGGATCAGCCCTAACGTTTGATTCTGGAGGTGTAGCGAAGCGCCAGATTCGCCATCTTGATACGCTAACCGATAGCGAGAGAAATCTCGTCATCCCGCATGAGCTTGGCCATCATATTGATGACATGACCGGCAATGCCCCGATTAGCCCATCGGGGTCAAGAGGGGCATCAGAGGTTTACCATGAGCTAAGCGCAGGCACGGATTTCCCGCGCCATGGTCATGCTACTCCTGAAGATTTTGGGTATCCGCCGTCAGAAGCACCTAGCGAAATCATGGCTGAGGCGTTCCGCGCATATTTGACGAACCCCAATTATATAAAAACTACGTCTCCGGTGCTGGCTAAAGAATTGCGTAGGATCGTTAACGACCATCCAGAAATGTCACAGCATTTGCAGCTAAACGGCAACCCCGCCACAGCCGCTCCCATGGCTGGCCTAACCCAAGACCAAAGCAAGAGAGCAGCGCTTATCGCGGCGCTGCAAGCGGCGGGGGAGTAGAACGGGAAAGCAGACGTTTTTTTATGTACGAAACGCCAGTCTGAGCTAACCCGAACCTGTCTGCGATCACTTGTTGCTTTTCACCTGCCAAAATAGCGGCCTCGATCTGCCGAACAATTTCAGGATCGGTGTTCGGCTTTGAGTTTGGAGCTTTGCCCTGTACGCGGTCAAGAACGTCCATCGTTGGAAGCCCATCAACGCCAAGTCGATGCACCCACGCCTTACCGTGGCGGATTTTTGAGATAATCCCAAGCGGCACTTGCAACGTGATTGAAAGCCGCGTGGGAGTAAGTCCTAGCGCCAGTCCTCTCAAAACAGCATCGGCTTGAGCCTGTGTGATGCTGCGACGGCCCATCGTGACAAGTTCGACAAGCTTCTTGTTTGCAGGATCGTACTCACGGACACGCATCTTACCACGAAGGATTTCGGATACGCACTTCTCGTGCAGCCCGTACTTCTTGCCAATCGCGCGGTACGTCATAAGCGCAGCACGATCTAGTTTGATAGCCTCAATTGTCTCTGATGTGTGACGTGCCGCTGGTCCGTTATCCCCGTATGGCATCCGGTCCTTGTTCGCCGCGTCCGCAAGGTTGTCCTTGTGAGTTCCCAAAAACAGATGCCTTGGCCTCACACAGCCAGGGCGGTCGCATTTGTGGCAGACGTTGAGCATCCCAATTGATCCAATGCCATGAGCGATTTCATAGGCAACCCGGCTTGCAATCATAGGCTTTCCGTTCAGAGAAAAAGCGCCGTAGCCGTTTGTTCCCTTGGCTGCTTGCCATTCCCAGCAGCCGTTGCGTTCTCCGCTCTTCTTGACCTTAGACCAGAAGCGGCGGCGGATTTCGAGTGAGTGCTTTGCCATTGTTGGAGCCTTTTGTTAGATTGGTAGCCTCGCACCTCCAAACTAGATTAAGGATTTTGAGTTGTCAAAGCACAGCGTTTCAACGTGACCTGCCGCACCAAACCCAACAAACAATGGCCTTAGGAGGTTAAAATCAAAGCCCCATCACCTCCACCAACACCTGACCCTTATAAGACTGCTGCTGCGCAACAAATGGCAAATGTTGAGGTCGCGTTCGCGAACACTGTTCTGTCAAACGCTGACGAGGTGCGCCCAGACGGCGGCGTTACCTTCGAGCAGATGCCAGGGGATTATGCGACTAACACATACGATGCGAACGGTGCCATCACCGGCACGCGCTATATTAAGCGTTGGAAGAAGACGACTTCGCTTGTCCCGAAAGCTCAAGACAGCTTCGACAAGCAATTGGATATTTCGCTGGAGTCCAACGAGTACGCGCTACAGCAAATTCGGACGCTGAACGACCTCGTGACGCAGCGGTTGTCTTTGGCTTCGCTTCCGGCTCACAGGGCTTCGCCTGTTGCGCCAACGCTGAACCTGACCGGGCCTGATGCCGGGACGTTCCCCGTTGAGACGATTGGTGCGGCTGACCTGACGGCACACATCACGGCGACGCGCGATGCGATCCTGGAGCGGCTAGAATACCAGTACACGATTGACCACGATGCGGCTGTGGCGTCTCTTGCAAACCAAGGGCTTTTCCCCGGCATGGTCGCCTATGACCGGGCCATGCTGGCAATCGACCGCAAGAACAACGATGCGCGGCTGCAAGCGTTCTTGGTTGCCCAGCAAGAGCAGACCCGGATTGTACAACTTGAGGGCATGAAAGGCGAGTTTGCGAACGGGGTTTCAGACAAGAAATTTCAACGCCAAGTGCTGATATTCCAGTTCCGCAATATGGCACAGGTTCAGCAGCTTTCGGTTCTTGTCGAGGCCGCGAACTACGTCAACACGCTACGGCAACAGCAGTTGCAGGAACTGATTGTTGAGCGCACACAGCCGATGAACGAGATCGGTGCGCTTGTGCATGGTGGTCAAATTCAGGTTCCGCAGTTCCAGTCGTTTAAAGCTGGCACCATCGCTCAGACGCCGGTTGCCGAAAGTGTTTACCGCTCCGCTGAAATGGACATGCAGAAGTGGCAAATGAAGGTTCAGCAGCAACAGTCGATGATGGGCGGGCTGATGGGCTTGGCGGGGAACCTGATTTCGCTTCCGATGATGATGAGCGACCGGCGCTTGAAGGCTGACATTGTTCATCTGTTGGACGATGCGCGTGGCTTTGGCTGGTACGCTTGGCGGTATGTCTGGGATGCGCCATCTGTTCGCCGGGTTGGGGTCATGGCGCAAGAGTTGGCACGGGTCATGCCTGAGGCTGTTGCGCTTATGCCGAACGGGTTCCTTGCGGTTGATTATGCTGCGGTAAACGGCCCCCATTGACGCGAAAACGATTGCGTGCGCGATTCGGTGTAAGTATTGTTATTTGCAGGGGTAACTGCTTTCGAGCGCAGCGATAACTAGGCCCGAAAACGACATGGTTTTCATCTCCTCGTTGCCGGGTTCGTTCATGGTCTTAACCATGTAGGCA